CAAGTACATGATTAGTCATTAAAGAGTCAGAAACATTAGCAGACTCAGTTGTCCAGTTAATCATCTTACGATTGTGCCATGATGTGTAGACATCCTTAAATGTATTAGTCTGTTGCATAAGTATCTCCTCTATATTCAAGTTCGGGGTATTCTAAAGAGTCATACGAACTATCCATTTCCCAATCATCTTCACCATCTCCAGTTAAGATTATTCTTTTGGTTCTTGTATCTGTATGATGAAAGTCAGTAATCATAAATTCTACAGCTTTAGCCTCAGACTCAAATCTTTTGCCACATAAAGACCAACATTCTGAATAACCATTACTACTTAACCACTTATCATAAGACATAGGTTCTTTAATAGATTCTTTCTTCCAACATTTATTAGCTAAATCTTTATCAAAGTAATCAATTAAATATTTATATGTAGCCATTACTTTACCTCCACTTTGTGCATTAGATTAAAAGCAGTTTTTGTATCTAAAGTGTTTAATACTATAGGATTTTTTAAATTTTCTTTTGCCCACTTACCTTCTAGTATTTGTTTAATCCAAGCATCTAAAGTACTTGTTTTAGGCATTTTCCATTGATAAGAATCACCATAACCACAAGTATCATCAACAATAACAATCTTTCTTTTAAGTAATGAAGTCATAAATTTTTGGTTGTTGTATTCCTCAACCATCATAGAAATATGTAATTCTAAATCCATATCATCCTTATCATCACCCCATTTAGGTAGATTAGATATGCACCACTCGTTCATTAATTTTTGTTCATCATAGTCAAAACCATATTCATGGTCGCCACCACAACCTCTGTTACCAATAGTGCCAATCTTTTTACCATCTCTATAAACATTAGCACTAAAACAAATAGTTTCTTCGCTCAATGCGTTATTAGTTTTTATATTTTTTAGTTCAATTTTCATGTTATTCCCTATATCCTCCGACAATTTATAGGCTTGTCGCTAACCATTACTAAGATTATACATGAATGTATAGGATATTGTATACATTATTAAATAAATAGTATTAGTAATGTAATAACTACTGTGCCTGGTAGAAACTTAAACCCAAACAATTACATAAGGTCATAGTAATAGTCTCAGTAGTAGTGAGTAGTGCCATTCAAAGGACCATACAATAGTGCTGCAATATAGATAGTTGAACCTCGCTTAGTTCCAAACTATGCAATAGAGATATAAACAATTACTATAGGGAGATATAACATTATTAATATCATTAGATCACTTCAATAAAGTCTTAAAAATTTACTATCCCTTATTCTTTTATTATTCATTTGCTTTTAGATTTAAAGCTTTTTTATTGTTCCTTATCTCAGACAGATAAAGAACACTAAGCCTTTAAGCCTAACACTAAAGGATATATAGATAGATAATAAGATAACCTAGCACTAACTTAGTCTAATATTCTGACAAACGATCCTAATTTCTACAACTTATCTACTTACCCACTGGGGAGGCTCATTGACTGACTCGATAAGTTTCAGCTACCACCCCTAATACAAAAAACCAAATTCCAAAAAAAAAGGGGGTATTCATATTTGCATAGGGACGCTCTAGGGACGCTACAAATTATTTGTATAGCATGGTCAATACCTTTTTTAACTAAAACTACCAAAACGGTATAATGTAAGGCATGACAAAAGAAAAGAAAAAACGAGGAAATCCAGCTTTATTTAAAGGCATGAAACCCTTGAATCCAGAAGGTAGACCAAAAGGCAGCGAGAACAAATACACAGCTCTTGCTAGAGAGGTTATGTCTGCTAAAGCACCAGAGATAGTCAACAAGGTAATCGAAAGGGCTATGGATGGCGATGTGCATTGTTTAAAGATGTGTATGGATAGGATTCTTCCTGTACACAAAGCGATTGATCCGAACCGAGTTAAAAGCGATGCCCAGGTTATTATCAATGTTGCTTCGCTAGACTCTATTCAGCAATCAATTGATGTAACGCCAGAAGAGGAGTTAGTAGAACCTTTAGAGAAAGGTGACGATGAAGTAATCGTGAATGTTGCGGATGCCTGAATTAAACCTCGACTTACACCCTGCTCAACTACAAATATTTCATTCTAATAAGCGCTTTAAAATAGTTGCTGCTGGTAGACGATTTGGAAAGTCCTACCTTTCTGCTTGGTTATTATTAATTAAAGCAATTCAGTCTGAAAGCAAAGATGTGTTTTATGTTGCTCCTACCTTTCAACAAGCTAAAGATATTATGTGGGCAATGTTAAAGGATTTAGGTCGAGACCTTATAGCCCAGGCTCACGAGAACACAGCCGTACTAACGCTTATTAATGGCAGAAAGATATACCTCAAGGGTAGTGATCGACCAGAAACGCTTCGTGGTGTTGGACTATCCTATGTCGTGCTAGATGAATATGCTTCGATGAAGCCTGTAGTGTGGGAACAGATCATTCGCCCTACGCTTGCAGATGTAAAAGGTGAAGCTTTCTTTATTGGTACGCCAGCAGGAAAGAATCACTTCTTTGATTTATATAAAGATGCTTTGGAAGATGATGATTGGGAAGCCTTTCAATTTAACTCAACCGATAATCCGTATCTACCAGCAGAAGAGATTGAGGCATCCAGGAAAACAATGTCCTCTATGTCCTTTAGGCAAGAGTTTGAGGCTTCTTTTGAAACAGGTTCAGGTGGTATTTTTAAAGAAGATTGGTTTAAAGTCGATGACGAGCCAAAAGAAGGTAATTATGTTATTGCTGTTGACCCAGCAGGCTATGAAGCTATAGAAAAAGAAAGGAATCTTAAAAGGTCCAGGCTAGATGAGACCGCTATTGCTATTGTAAAGATTGACCGTGATAAGTGGTGGGTGAAAGACATCATGCATGGCAGATGGAACATCAAAGACACCGCTAAAAAGATATTAAAGTCAGCTATTTTAGTAGAAGCAACAACGGTAGGCATTGAAACAGGCGCTTTAAGAAACGCTATCTTGCCTTACCTTGAAGATGAGATGAGAACGGAAGGTCAATATTTAAGTATTGCAGAGCTTCGTCATGGTGGTAAGAAAAAGAACGACAGAATTACCTGGGCATTACAAGGAAGAATGGAACATGGGCAAATAACTTTTAATCCAGACAAAGATTGGAAAGCATTTACTAATCAGATGATGGATTTTCCTAATCGCTTGGCACATGATGATTTATTAGATGCTTTAGCCTACATAGATCAAGTAAGTGTAGCGGATTTTGCACATACTATTGAACTCGAAGATGATTGGCAGCCTTCAGACCCAATAGCAGGTTATTGATATGGAAGATTTTGATTTTGAAGATTTAAGCGAAGAAGAATTAGACGAAATACTAATTTATTCTGAATCAGAAGAAAACTTAGAGACAAGGTATGTTGTGGCCTGTCAAATAATAGCCAATATGGTTGAAGATTTGGAATTTGAGTCTTTTTCTAACCCCGATATGGTAGACATGACTATTTGTAAGATGTTAATTGATGGACACATTGAAATTGAACAACAGAAACGTATTCTCCATTGATTAAACGATTGTTCTAACCCTACCTACCCCCTTGCTTTAACTAAATCTCCTCTGTATGAGCAAATATGGAGTTATAAACTCTTATCTACGGTATAATATAGGGAAACTTTTCTAAAGGATATTATTGATGAACTTACATGAATAATAAAGAAAACAAATACCAGGCTTTAGCTAGTTGGCTTAATTATCGACTAGACACATGGCGCACTCACAGAGATATTAACTATACCCAGACCTGGGATGAATATTATCGTCTGTGGAGAGGCATATGGTCAGTTGAAGATAGGACTAGACAGTCAGAAAAGTCAAGAATTATAGCGCCTGCCTTACAACAAGCCATTGAGTCAAGTGTGGCAGAGATGGAAGAAGCCAGTTTTGGCAGGGGAAAATGGTTTGACATTCAAGATGATATGTTAGATCAAGACCCAAGTGAAGCTGAATATATTCGCAACTTACTTCAAGAAGATTTGGAAAAGACTGGTTGTAAAGATGCCATCTGTGAAATCTTTTTGAATGGGGCAATTTATGGAACGGGTATAGGAAAAATTGTGGTTGATCAAACGATTGAACGCTCCCCTTCTGAAGTGCCGATTCCTGGCACTCTAACTACCAAACGAGAACTCGTTGAATACCCTTCCATTGATGTGCGTATCGAACCAATTAGTCCTAACGAGTTTCTTATTGACCCTTCTGCTAACAGTATTGACGATGCTTTAGGCGTTGCACATGAAGTAATCAAACCACGCTACCATGTAATTGAAGGTATACGCTCTGGTATCTACAGAGATGTTCC